CCATAAAGATGAACGTGATCGCCCTATTATTATTCAACAGACTCAAGCTCTTATTCTAAATGCTTATCGTGGGCAGAAAGTACCTAGAGATGCCACCAATGTGTTTGTGGCTGGAAATGAAACTTCTGAAATACAAGCAATCTATCGGAATGTACAAGGAAAACAACAGGTAATCTTTTCTCCAGAAGAGGCTAAGAAACGAAAAGAGATTCATTGGAATAACCAACTTGAGGCTAGAAAAAGTGCAGATAGTTTAATAGATAAATTATCTGAGGATATTAATAATATAGATAATTGGTCGGAAAGTGATCAAGTTATTTTATTAATTGGTCGGATGGGTTTTCGTCATGGGGGGGATAAGCTTCGTAGACTTCCAGCTAATGATGAGGAAGCAGGTGATGATGAAATTGAGAATACAGGAGAACGTACTGGAATAGGAGCATCATCATTAATAGCTGATGAAGTATCTATACAGGATGATGGTTCCGTAAGGTTCCAGTTTTTAGGGAAGAGTAATATTCCTCATGATCATGTATCAACTGATCCGCTAGTGAAACGAATTGTACAACAGGCGTTGCGTGGGAAACAGTCAGGAGAGCAACTCTTTCCAAGAGCTAACACGAAACAAAATCTAAATAGATTACGAGAACTTACTGGCAATAAGCGCATGGAAATAAAAGACATTAGAACTTATATTGGAACTTCTATTGCTAGTGATTTAATTAAACAAGAAATCGCTAATCGTGGAGGTAGGACTACGACTGAGGAGGAGTTTGAGGAAGCAGCAAAACGAATTTCTTTAGAAGTAGGTAAAGCATTAGGACATAAAAGTGGGCGTAAAGATAAAGACACTGGAGAAATAACGTATGAAGATAAAGGATCAATGGCTCGTAAGTATTATATTGATCCTGTAGTTTGGAGAGATTTAGCTCCAGAAGGCACAGTCGAAAAACTTATGAAAATGGTAAAAGATTTACAGACTCTTTCTAAAGCTCTTCCTCCAAATGCAATATACTCTTCAACTGAAGCCCCTCCTAAAGGAGCTATGACATTTGTAACAGAAGAGCGAGAAGCAGAGTATTGGTTACAACCTACAGAAGTCTTTCCGCAAACTCCAAATGTAAGAGATGTAATTGCTGTTAATCCACAAGCACAACAGATTCTACAGGACTTAGGACAACAAGGTACACCCTATATAGTAGGGGGTGGTGTACGAGATATTTTGATAGGCTCACCTAGTAAAGATATAGATATTGAAGTGCATGGAGTTCCTATGGATAAATTAGGACAGCTTATGACTAAACATGGAGGTAAAACAGAACAAGTAGGTAAACAGTTTGGAGTATTTAAAGTAGGTGATATAGATGTGTCATTACCTAGAACAGAAATTAAAACAGGAACTAAACATACAGATTTTGATGTTCAAGCACATACATCATTGCCATTAAAACAAGCAGCACGTAGAAGAGACTTTACTATGAATGCTCTAATGTATGATGTAAAGAATCATAAGATCATAGACTTTTTTGGTGGACATGATGATATTGTAGCTAAAAAGATTAAACATGTAGATGATAAGACTTTTGTAGAAGATCCATTACGTGTTTATAGAGCCGCCCAATTTGCAGGAAGATTTGGTTTTTCAATTGATGATTCCACTAAAAACTTAGCTAGGTCGATGGATTTATCAGATTTACCTAAAGAACGAGTTTTTGAGGAAATGTCGAAATTGTTATTGAGATCGCCAAACCCTTCTGTAGGATTACAGGCTTTAGATGATATGGGTGTACTAGATACTCAAATGCCTGAATTAAAGAATTTACAGGGAACAATTCAACGAGATGATTATCATGCTGAAGGAGATGTTTTTACCCATACCAAAATGGTTGTCGATGAAGCAGCACGAGTGAGTAAGCGATTTAAACGAGAAAAAGATCGTCATATTATTATGTTAGCTGCCCTACTGCATGATGTAGGTAAGCCACATACTACTGATAAAAAAGGTAGTGCCTTTGGACATTCAGAAGCTGGATTAGAACCTGCCAGACAATTTTTAAGTAAGCTTACTAATAATAAGGAAGTTATAGAGACTGTTATACCGTTAATAGAATTTCATTTAATACCATTACAGTATTATAATCAACGAGAACAAATAAAAGATTCTACTTTAAGAAAATTGATTAATACACATGGCACTAATTTTCTTCATTTATTATCAGCAGTTTCAGAAGCAGATGCTCTTGGTAGACGGTCTAGACACTCAGATGGTAGTACATTTAAACCTACTAATGAGGCTAATGAATGGTTTAGAGCTAACATTAAAAGAGTATCTGAAGAGAGTGGTAGTACACCAGAAGGTAAAATAAAACCGTTAGTTACTGGTAAAGACCTGCTTGATTTAGGTTTTGTCCAAGGGAAACGTATTGGTGAAGTATTAGAAGATATTAAGAGGCAGCAAGAAGATGGTAAATTAACAGATAAAAAAGAAGCACTTGATTACATTCAAACTATTCATAAATCGTATGTTAGGGATTATTTCTTAAAAGCTAAAGGCAAATATAAGGGACGAACAGGTGGTATAACACCTGATTGGACAATGAAAGTACCCGGTGAGGAAAGAGATATAGATGAATGGGCAGAAGCTCGTAGAAAGAAAGCAGAGGAACGCCAGTGGGGAATTAAACCTGTTGGTGGACAACCTATGGCTAAAACATGGGTAGGTTCATTAGCTAATAAAGGATTTACATATCCAGTAATTAAACAGGTTATTGGTTCTCAGATGTGGTTTATACAAGATGGAATTGATTATATAGCTACTTTAGGAACGAATGAAGATGATTTAGTTACTTCTATAGAGAAAGCAACTTTTACCTATAATAAACCTAGCATATCTTATGCGCCTTCTGGACGAAATAATCACAATACAAAGAGGAAAAGTTCTGGTATGCAAGGAGAGAGATATCGAGGAGATATTATAGACGATGAGGAGGACGATGACTAATGGCTAAAAAAATTAAGAAGGTTGAAACAGGGTCTAATATGGATGGCTCTAATCTTGGAGGGAACAAACCTAATATAAAGAGGGTTAAGCAGAGACATTCAAATGCACCAGAATATCCCCCTACACATGGAGGGCTATTAGGGACTCAACGAATAAATTGGGGAAAGAAAGGAAATACTCCCACAGGTAAAGGTGGGTCTGGTTCGCATAATCAAGTTAATAGAAAAACAAGAATTATTGAAGATATGATTAAAGAAGGTGATGGTGGTGGTGAAGGAGGAGCTTTAGCAGGGGGAGCAACTGTATTTACTTCAACTAATGCAGGTATCTTTAATCCTACTTATGGAGGAAACGGTAAGAAACGTCGGACAAAGTCTAAGAAGAAACGCACAGGAATTGAACGATTAGGAGTATTTCTTACAGATGGATCACCAGAAAGGAAGATGAGGAAAAATATATCTAAAGAGCTACAAGAGTGGTTAGTAGCATCTGCTCAACATATGGAAGCGTTGAGTAAGGAAGAGCCACCTCAAGTTGTGGAACGAAAAGGTCATACAGATAAGTTGGCTGCAGTGAAACAAAAAGATATGGAGCAAAAGATATCGGCTTTAGATGATGCTGCTAAACGGTCTGGAGAACAAAAAGAATTTCCATATGATCATGTAGCTCCGCATATGGCAGATCTTAAATTATCTAAGCAACCACAAGCTTTTGGTAATCCTCAAGATGATGAATTAAAGAGAGGTAGTAAAAAAGATAAGTCCAGATGGGACGAATCATTAGAGTTAGAATTAAAGAAGTTTATTGATAATCTTACTTATACTAGTGAACAAGCTATTTTAAATGATGTTAATATTCGCAAGGGTGACACTATAGAATCCTTGCTGAGGAAAATTTGACAAATGTCAGAGTCATCTGCTATACTATGTCCAAAATGTAATGGATGGATGCATGTTAATTTAGATCAGGACTTACATTGTTTACGATGTGGAAAAGTTATTGTATTACAGATAAGGAGGAAGTATGATTCCAGAACAGGCAAAATCAGAGATAAAAAGAAAGAGGTCAGCAGGGCAGAGTTGGACGAGCATAGCGAAGTGGCTCGAAGAACAATACGGAGTAGATATTCACCGCACAACAATTCAGCGGTGGCACGACAAGGAGGTTTATTTAGACGAAATAGACCATGACTTTATAGAACTTCCAGATGATCGTATTAAACTAGATAAGAAAGTTGCTACATATAAAGCAGAAGCAGCTTACTTTAAGAAGTTATATGAAACTTCTATAAAAGATGATGCTAAAAAAGAAATTATTATTGAAGCAATCAAGAATAGCGCACCAGCATTTCCTACTTTAAAGGATATTTATAAAGCATCTAAGAGTTCCAACTCTTCACAAAGAAGAGGAGATACTCCACAGGTTGTAGTAGCCCCCTTAAATGATTTACATATAGGAGATAATGTAAATTTAGAACAGATGTCAGGTTTGAATAGTTATGACATTGATATATTTAACAGACGTTTGTATGGGTGGACTACGCAATTATTAAATCTTGTTGCGTTACGTAGAAATGTGGCTCCTGTTGATGAGTTAATTATTCCTATGTTAGGCGATATGGTTAGTGGAGATATTCATGAAGAACTAGCTAGAACTAATATTGATAATTGTATGCAACAAATGATTCGGGGAGCGAATTTAATTGCTCAAGCATTAATGTTTCTAGCACCACATTTTAAAACTATTAAAGTTCCATGTGTAGTTGGTAATCATGGAAGAATGACACGTAAACCTCCCATGAAAGATAAGTATATGGATTGGGATTACATGTTATATCAATGGGTAGCAGCTTATTTACAGAATCAAAAGCATATTACTTTCAGTATTCCTAAAGCGTTTATCAATTCATTTGAAGTAGGGAACAGTAATATTTTGATTATGCATGGTGATTCTATTTCAGGTGCTGGAAGTAATCAAGCTATTGCAAAAGGAGTTACAGGGCTAAGAGCTTTTCTTCAATTTAGGACAACTTTAGAAGATGCTTTCTTAACTTCACAAGATGGTATGATAACTCAGTTTGATTCGGTGTTAATGGGCCATTTTCATCGTATAGAGGAGATAGATATTGGAACAGGTGCAATTCATATTTGTGGAACCATGAAAGGTGGCGATGAATTCGCTGCTCAGAGGATGCATTCAATTACGAAGCCTAAGCAACTAGTGACTTACTGGCATCCTAAGTATGGCAATGTAGGTAAGGAAGTTATATATTTAAATAGATATGATACTTCTACTAAAATGTTTAAAGATATAGTACCAGACTTATGGATTCATGGAGGATAAAATGATAGAATTTTCAGTTAAACACATACCTTGGCCTTTTCCTAAGAGGGTACATGCCGTAACGCTTTGGCCTTTCATTATTTATGAACATCATATTAGACAGGACATCAGTGTTCAAGAGCATGAAAGGTATCATTGGAGAGACCAGATGAAATGGTTTGTAGTACCATGGTTTATAGCTTATATATGCTTACTGCCCTTTTATGGAGGTGGGAGAAAACATCCAATGGAAAAGCCAGCATATGCTATACAAGATGTAATTAGAGGTGATAAAAGAGAAGATGAAACACAAGCTGAAAAGAAGAAATGATGGAATTAGATGTTAGAGGAGAGGTTTGTCCGTACCCGATGTTGAAAGCAGTCGAAGCTATGAAGCGATTGAAAGGTAAAGACAAGGTAGTTGTTATCACAGATCATGCTCCTTGCTTGGAAACTATACCTCCGCAAGCAAGACGTTTTGGGTATACCTATGAGGTAGAAGAAAGAGGCGTAGCAGAGTGGACAATAACTTTAGTTTCGGAGGATACAAATGGTTGATACATTAATGGTTACTCGTGAAGATGTTATAAAGGCATTGAAGGAAGTTTATGACCCAGAGATACCTGTCAATGTAGTAGACCTTGGCCTCATATACGAGATTGGTATATTAAAAAATAATGTGTATGTTATGATGACGCTCACTGCCGCAGGTTGTGGGATGGGGCCATACATAGCCCAGCAAGCTGAGTGGCGCATAAATGAGGTGGAAGGCGTTGAGGATGTAGAGGTAGAGATAGTATTTGAGCCACCTTGGTCACCGGATTTAATAACTGAGGATGGCAAACTGCTGCTGGGTATGGACTAGAAAGAGAGAAAAGTGAAATGAACGTTGAATTAATAGACAGTATGGGATCAGATTTAACTGTAGTAAATGCAGCTAGAGTATCATTTAATAAATATCATAAGGAGATGACATCTGGCGATGAAAAACTTATTGCTTATCTTTCAGAACATGGTCATTGGACACCCTTCGGGCATCCTCAGCTACAGTTCAGAATCTCCGCTCCTATTTTTGTGGCTCGTCAGTTGGTTAAGCATCAAGTTGGTCTTGTTTGGAATGAGGTTAGTAGACGGTATGTAGACTATACTCCTACTTTTGACATTCCTAAACAATGGAGGGACAGACCTAGAAATCGTAAACAAGGTTCAGGAGTAAATTTTATACAATTATCTGAAAAAGATTTAGCGGATATAGATTTTATTCATGCTAGAAGTGCTGCATTGTATGGTAGATTAATTGAACAAGGAGTAGCACCAGAACAAGCGAGGGCTATTCTTCCTCAAGATATGATAACGGAATGGTACTGGACAGGAAGTTTAGCAGCCTTTGCTAGAGTGTGTACTTTAAGATTGTCTGAAGATTCTCAAGATGAAACCAGACAAGTAGCACAAAAAATAGCAAACTTTCTATTTGAGAAATTTCCAATAAGTTATAAATACTTGGTGGGAGAAAAACTAAATGATCACAAATACATTACCACTAACTGAATTAGAACAAAATGAATTTTGCCAAGATGATCCAGTATTACAGACTAAGCCGCTGGCAGAGGAGTTTGCTGTTAATGTTCGTTGGCAGGTAAATATACCTAAACATTATCTAAAATTAACGGCTGCAGAGCTAGCCACTAGAATACAATCTGTTAAGATGAGTCTTGGCTCAAGAGTAACTATCTTAGGACATCATTATCAAAGAGATGAAGTTATTCAATTTGTAGATGTTATAGGAGATTCTTTTAAACTTGCAGACTATGCTTCTAAACAAGAGTCAGAATATATTATCTTTTGTGGTGTACATTTCATGGCTGAAACTGCAGATATTCTTTCTAAAGATAATCAGAAAGTTATTCTCCCAAACATGATGGCTGGGTGTTCTATGGCAGATATGGCAAATATTGTTGATGTAAAAGATTGTTGGAATGACCTTAACGATATTCTTAATACTGGCTCAATTATTCCTATTACTTATATGAACTCCACTGCTGCTATCAAGGCTCTTTGTGGTCGGAATGATGGTATTGTGTGTACTTCATCTAATGCAGAAGCGTCCTTTAGATGGGCTTTTGATAAAGCAGATAAAGTATTATTCTTACCAGATCAACATTTGGGGAGGAATACGGCTCATAAACTAGGGATTACAGATGAGGAAATGATTGTTTGGTATCCATATAAAGATTTTGGAGGGCATGATGCGCAGACTATACAGAAGGCTAAAGTTATTCTTTGGCAAGGTCATTGTTCTGTACATACACGGTTTACAGTACAACAAATTAACAATGCTCGTAAAAAGATTGAGGGAATAAATATTATGGTTCATCCAGAATGTACTGCAGAGGTTGTTCAAGCAGCAGATTTTAATGGGTCTACGGAAGCCATTATTAAGACTGTACGAAATTCTCCTTCTGGAACATCTTGGGCCATAGGCACAGAGATTAATTTGGTTCATAGGTTAGCTAAAGAACAGACAGAGAAGACAGTTGTATGTTTAGATTCTGTTATATGTCCTTGTGCTACTATGTATAGAATTCACCCAGCATATGTTTTATGGGTATTAGATTCTATTTTAGAGGAAGACCTTGTTAATATTATTAAAGTATCTGAGGAAGATACACAAGCAGCTAGACAAGCTTTAGATAGAATGTTGGCATTAGAAGTATAGTGCGAGAGTATATATTAAGACATACAAAATGTGGAGCAGTATGGGATGCATCTTATAATGTATCTCCTGAGATGATGGTCTGTAGTAAATGTGGAGAAGAGGTTAGAACAATATATGATCCTATAATTGAGATGGTTACACTAAAAAAGGGGGAAGCAAATGATAGAGGAAGTAGACAAACCAAGTTGTAGTAGTGATAAAGAGTCTTTAGAGGATATTCTTATTTATTGTAATACATGTGACGGTATTGAACTTGATATACAGGGAAATGCTCCTTATGTAGATGGGGGGGTATATTGTGAGTGTTAATACTTTGAGAGATTGGATAGCTGATTATAATGAAGAAGCTTTATTAGCTGATGGTTTTGAACAGGCTGTTATTGGAATGTGTGAACGATTTGGGCAATCTCCCGTTGTGGCATACGATAGAGAGAAGTGCATTGAAATTTTAATGGCTAACTTTGTACAAACTATTAACGAGGATGAAGATGAAGACTTATACACCATGGCAGTTGAATATTTTGATTTTAATGTATCTGGTTCTTATGTTGGCGAAAATACACCTGTTTTTTTGACGTTATATAAACCATGACCTATTTTGACTCAGCTGTATTTGAAGTAAGTAACGATGGGAAGAGTTGGGTGTATGAGAACATTGTCCTGAAGCAGGACGGTGTTTCTGGTTACATAGTTTATATAAAGGGCGAACAGAAAGGATGGGAAAAGGATGATACAATAACTTGTTATGTTCCTAATCAGTTAGCACTGTTTGATTTGTTATACTATCTGCTAGAAGGTAAACAACCTTTATTCTCTTCTATTGCGGAATTTAAACCTTTAGGTTGATTCTATAAGCAGTATTGTGTTGGAAAATTATTATTATATAGTATAATATAAATAAAGCTAGTTATGTATGAGGAGAAGAAGGTATGCCTAAATATTTCCAATTAGACATGACTATGTTGAAACCAGCAACGGCAGTTGATTATAAAATACCACAGGAGGTATTTATAAGATTTAGGGAGACTATTGTACGTGCTTTTGCAACGGATGCTAGGCTAAAGCTACAAAAGGTAACCCAAACAGATGATAAAGTAATCATAGAGGAACAAGATAAGATTCCTGTAATGGGGAAATATGTTCAAAATGTTAAAGCCCATAACCGAAAAGGAACAAAACGAGTTAGGGCACATAAGAGAGTTTATAAGAATTATAAACCAGTAAAATTACCGAAGTCAATTACTAGTTTCTGGTCGTTAGGATCTGGAGCTAGTCCGTGGAGAATGGTAAGATGGGACTTCCCCCAACTACCGGGGCAAGAAAAGATAGATTTTACAAAAGAAGAAAATGTGGAGAAATTCATTGTTGATGCAATTGTACAGGAATTTGGTGGTCAAATACGATAGTAACTAAGAAAAGCTTAGAAGGGAGTGTGAAATGGTTGATTTACAAGTAACAAGAGATCAAGAGTATATTATAGCGAGACATTCTCGTATGGTTGGTAAAGTATTAGATTTGGTAGAAGCTACGCTACCTGAAGGTATTCAATGTGAACGCTTTAAAAAGTTGATTCAAGTACCATTATATGATTTTAGAAATGAAATTTTACGGTTAACAACTGATGATTTAGTTGAAATTGATGAATCTAGTTAGGATTTTACGCTACAGATAGTATAATAAGTTAGGGCAAAAATATAATATATTGCCTAAATTATAGTATAATTTCCCAAATAGTCGGAGGTGGCTAAGACCAACTGTTAGGGGCATATCATAAATAGGAGGAACTATTATGGCAGATGAGCTTATGACCAAGGTCGAAAAGCAAATGGAGGGTACTAACCTCGCACTAGCCGCCGTTGCTGAAGTCTTGCAAAAGATGGATGCCCGATTTTCTGGTGATGAGGAAGCAGAGTTGAGAAAGGAAGAGGAGCAACTAGCCGTTTCTGAGAGAAATGCTCTTGTAAAAGACATTGCCTCACAGGTAGTAGGTATCCTGAAGCAGGGTGGCATGGATGTAGATGGTACGAAAGTACGGAATGCTGCTAAGATTGGTAAACCAACATCAGCAGATGATTCCGAAAAACCTGCCAACGTCTCAAGTAACATTGCTGATCAACAGGCTACTATACAGGCTATGAAGAAACAGAATGGTGAAGAAGAAATGGAAGATGAGGAAGAGGAAGAGATGCCTATGCCATCGAAGGGTGGATACATGAAGACCCATGTTCCCGGTCATGAAGATGACGAAGAGGAAGATGTAGAAAAAGAGGGTGCTGATGAGTACCCAGCAGAAGAAGAAGAGCCAGAAGATGAGGAAGAGGAAATGAAATCTATGAGGAAAGAACTAAAAGCTCTGAAGAAGCAGATACGAAATATTGATGCTTCTATGGAGAAGGCGATTACTAAGGAAGCTGAGAGCCGCCTTCGTAAGATGGGCTTTAGGGAAGAGAATGGACTACAGAGACCTCAACGTATTGAGACACCTCTAGGAGTTGACGGTTCTACCCCTCTTGTGAAAACTGGGAGTTCGACTGATACCGTTGATCAACTAATAGGATTGTCTTATAAACAGCTTCGTGATTTACAAGCCCAAATTGAAATGGGCAACACCGATGGAGTTCCAAGGGAACTTCTTGGGTAATTTAAAATTAATTAGGAGGAAATATCATGGCTAATCCATCTCTTGCAGAATATTTAGCCCAATCGCAACGTGGATTGTATCAGTCGGTATTCGGCCCTGAGTACTTGATGAAACAGACGTACTTTACGGTTGATACTGCTACTGGTATATTTAACACGACTTATGGGCGCAAGGTATGGCAAGCCCTGAACAACCAAACACGTTTTTTCAATGCCATCCCCAGAACTGTCTGGGGTAATACGGCTGGTTGGCGTGTAAGGACGGACAGGGGGTCTGGACGATCCAGACCTGTGACAGAGACAGGGTCTCTTCCGACAGTTGATATTTCCAACATTGAGACTATATCGAGCTTGCCTCGTGTGGTCTCCACGACCTTTGGTGCCTCTGTGAAGTCAGTCTTCACGGCCCAGTTAGAAGGCGGTGTTGGGGATGTTCTGGCGTTGGAGAACGAGAACGCACAGCTTGACCATGTCAAGGAAATTAACGAGGAACTTCTTGCAGGTTCCGCATATCTAGTATCTGCTGGTGCATCGACAACGTTTACCGTTCCAGCAGCTATTGCAAAACATTTTAAAATCGGTGATGCAGTTGGAATGAATAACGTTGGTACTGGATTCGACAGGACTACGGGTTCTGTTGTTTCCGCAGTTAACACTTCTACTGGTGTAGTAACTGTTGCTACCGGGACTGCTTATGCCGATGGAGACATAGCATTCATTTACAGTCGTGCTGGGCTAACTTCCATTGATGACGTTGTTGCAGAAGACGCTATGGTTGTTGGTGGTGGTTCGGGTGGAGCCAATGTTAGGGCTTATGATCTAACTCAGGCTGGCAGAGCCGCAGGTGATTGGAATGCTGGTGCTAGTGTTTCATATAACTCAGGTACGGGACGAGACTTGTCTCTGAACCTACTTGACACAGCTATTCAGAAGATTAGGGAGAATGGTGGAGAGCCGAAACTGATTCTTCTTGGACATGACCAATACTTTAAGCTAGAGAGACTTTTGAACTCTAACCAAAGGTACATGGGACAGGAAGAGTATCAGGTAGGTATAGGTTCAGAGCGAACCTTCCCCGGCACTCGAACTGGTCTGGTTTTGGCTACGTATCAAGGTATTCCAATTATGCCAGATGCTGATGTTCCGAAGTCGGTTTCGACTGCAGACGCAGTATTGGGAAGTAACATCTATGTTTTGGATACAGACTATCTTGAAATCGCAGTTGCTCAACCTACTCAGTATGTTGAGAACCGTGACTACTTCGCAGCTAATGCGCTAGTGGTTCGTGGTTTGCTATACACTATGGCAGAAATGCGCTGCAAGAACATCTTTGTCCAAGCAAAGATTGCAGACTTGAACAGTTAATCAACTCTAGGTATAATGGGGCGTAGGCTTTAAATCTTACGCCCCTCATATCTTAACTAAACTTTATAACGGAGGAATAAGGATATGGCAAAACATACATTCAGCATGTCCGATGTAACTGGCGATACTAAAGTTATTGCACGATCTTCATATGGTTACGATTGGAATTACTTGGCTGATGATGAAACCCTTCTTTTTGGTAGTACCGACGAAACTGCTTTCAGTGTCAAAAATATGATTCCGGGTACTGGTATTTCTACTGGGTCTGGTACTGTTTGTAAGGGTTCCGTCTTGCGAATGGGGGATGTCATCGAAACAACTATTATTATAGATTTAACAGGTCTAAACTCAGGTGATGCTGACGGTGATATTATTGGTGTAGCGGATACGGCAAACTG